ATGTTATTAAACGTGCGCATATTTAATGAGCAAGCAAAATTGTGCTTGCATAATGCGCCATCATTGCGCATTGTATGCGCCATGAAAAGAGGACAACCCAAGAAAACGATAGTTCGCAGAGCTACTAACTTAACCCTTAATCCGCGCATTAAAGACAGCGTTGCAAAGCTTGCTTTCGCGCAAAACAAAAGCCTTTCGCGCTTTATCGAAGATTTGCTTCTGCGCGAAATAGAAGTCGCGAAGAAAGGAGCGTAATATCATGGCGACGCTTGCGAAACTTAGGAAAGAGCGCGTCACGCAGAGGGAAGCCATGCGGTATGTCGGGGAAAGCGCTTGGAGCAAATTTAAAGCGTGGCGCGATAGACACAGGATGCCTTTTACAAAGCGCGGTAGGCAAACGCTCTATCGCATCAGCGAATTGGATAAGGCGATGCAGGCCGACGAAGCTAATACCGCCGAAGCCATAAGAAAGGGCAGGGAAACTGCGGAGGCTTTCTATGGACAAAGATAAGCAGATTGCGTGGGAACTTTGCCCCGAGTGTCCGCTTAAGAAGGCGGAGGCCTTAAATGTCTGAGCGTTGCCCATATTGCATTGATGGCACGGTAAGCGGAAGTGGTTCGTATCCTCCGCATAAATGCCCTGACTGTGGCGGCACAGGATATATCCGCGAAGAAGGTGTTGATTACTGGGTCTGTGATGAATGCGGGCGAGAATTTGACAATCCGCTTGAGGACGGAATTTGCGATAGTTGCAGAGAAAAGTCTGAGGAGTAGGCGAGGGAATTTAAACCAACAAAGGAATAATATGAATTACGAATACGGCAGGGAATTACGGGAGGAGCGCCGCCGCTGGGCGCAACGCAGGCGCATTGAGCTGTTTGAAACAGTCGCGCTTTTATTTTTCTGTGTGTGCGCACTGGCCTTGTGTTTGGCCGTATTTGTGATGATGGGCTTGGAGCTTACCAAATAAGGCGCTTATGAACATCACAAAAGAGCAGTTCGACAAGGTGTATTTTGCCGCAGAAGAAGTTTGCGCCTTGCTTGAAAAATATCACCTGAAGCGCGCGCATAGGCGGCAAGCCGATACTGCAATTTCAAATTTCAGGCGGGCGGTTATAGCGACCGCCCCGAAGAAACAAACAACAAAATAAAAAATCAAAATAGGAATAATATGTCAGACGGAAATAACAAAACATCAAACACGATAACAACAGAGCCGAAGTTCAAAATCGGAGATATGGTTTTTGTGCACGCTTCAAGTGCGCGCGACGGCTCTGATGCCAAAATCCTTGTTCGCAAAGTGGTCGGTTTGGGCTACTCGGCAAAGGATTCAGGTGTGTCATTTGAGGGATATGCGGTCGAGGGGTGCGCTGATGGCTTTTACCCAGAAGCTGTCGTTTTTGCAACACTTGAAGACGCCTATGCGCGCGCTCGTGCGCATCTAGAAGAAATTAACGCCAACCCCGAAAAACATAAAAAGCATCGGACGGACTTAGGTGCTCTTCTTGTAGAGGCCTGCAAGGGGGGAGAGTAAACAAAAGGAAAGAACGGAATAATATGAACGAAGAGCCAAACATTGTTCAGAATTGCGTGGAGCCCATTATCGACGAAGTGGCGTCTAAGGCAACGCAAGAAATTTTTTGCGAGGTTATAGACCTCAATTTTTGGAAAGACATTGCTGATGATATTTCGGCATCTATGGCGGTTGCTCTAATAGAGGCGTCTTTCATGGAAACGGATTTGGAGCTTACCGAAAAGCAAAAGGAAACATTGAGTTCCGGTATGAGCCGCCTGGTATCAACTGCCGTGCGTAAATACAAAGAAGGCCTAAAGAAAGATGAGCGCACAAAGGCTATTGTTGACCGTGTCGAAAAATCTACCCGCGCTGTTATCGAAAGGACGCTTTCGCAGATAGGCGCCGAGATAAACAGGGGCGCGGTTATAAATTCAACAGCCGTATCGGCCGACGCCAAAAACGAAGATTACAATAAAATGGAGCTGCGCTACTCAAAGAGCGCTGGCGACATTACCGTGCCCACAAAGGGCGTGTTTATAAGCACAAATTGCATTGAGGTTATCAAGAACAGCATAAAGGCGTTGCCGCAACCTCAGGCGGCCGCAGATGAAAAAAACTCTAAGTAAGGAATAAAGTTATGTCAGAAATAGTAGCACAAAAAACACAAATTACTCTCAATAAAAACGGCCTGAATCTAACTACAATGGACGAATTGTGGAGGTTTGCGGGTGCGGTTATAGATTCGGGCATTGCGCCGAAGGGCATGGAGAAACAAGCGACGGTGTTTATCGTCGTGGAGATGGGTTTGGAGCTCGGATTGCCCCCCATGGCATCCGTCCAAAACATTGCATCAGTCAACGGACGCCCTTCAATTTGGGGCGACGCACAGCTTGCGCTTGTCCGCGCATCTGGGCTCTTAAAGGAAATTGACTCAAAAGAGGTCGGCTCTTGGGGCAAAGACGATTACGGCTGGATGGTAAGTGTTCAGCGCGTCGGAGACCCTCATCCGATTTCGGAAACCTATACGGTCGATGACGCAAAGCGCGCAGGGCTTTGGGGTAAGCAAGGTCCATGGACTACAAACCCGAAACGTATGCTTAAATACCGCGCGCGCGCTTTTGTGCTGCGCGATGTATTCCCTGACGTGCTGAAAGGTATGCTTAGCCGCGAAGAAGTTATGGACGCGGATTTTGAGGTTGTTAATACCGAGCCCGCAAAGCCGAAGTTGTTTGGCAAACCCAAAAAAACGCCCGAGGCGCAGGTTGCCGAAGTCTCAGAGGTGGTGGATGAAACCCCGAAGCCCGCAGAAACGCCCGTGGTCGGAAAGGCGGCCACGCAAGAAAAACCCAAAGAGGATGCGCCCGCAGAAGACGGCGACGGCTTTGAAGAGCCCGAGCAAACGCCAAAGCAAAAGCTCTTGCACGCGCTTGACGCTGAGGGATTGACGAGCAAGCAGCTCTTAAGCTACGCGAAGAAAAACGGACTCTTGGCCAACGGCAAGCTGGACGAGTTTGCGGTTAATAAGATGCTCAACGCCTGGGACACCGTCAAGGCGTTTATCGGAAAGGAGCAGGCGTAATATGAGCGACGATAAAGACAATAAGAAGAAAGAACTCCTTACACTTACAAGTTTAAAGGGGGCGGAAATCAATCTTACGCAAGACGCGTTCGACCTTAAGTTTGAACTTCTCGGCAAGTCTGCCGCAATAAAGGCGGTGTCTGATTTTGCATCGCATGAAGCTGCTGCGGGGGCGTTGCGCGAAATCTCTACGCTCTTGGCCAGCATAGAGACGTCTCGTAAAGAGGTTAAAGCGCCCGTGCTTGAACTTGGAAAGCGCATTGATGACGTTGCGAAAAATTATGTCGGCGAGTTGTCGGTTGAAAAAGACCGACTTTCACGCGCCATTGGCGGCTATGTTGCAGATCAGGAGCGTTTGCGCCGTGAGGAAGAGCGTAAGCAACGCGAAGAGCAAGAGCGCATACGCCGCGAGGAAGAGGAACGTCAACGCAAGCTTGACGAAGAAAAGCGTAAGGCAGATGAGGCCTTAAAGACCAATCCCGCCGACGCGGAGGCCTTGCGGCGCAAGCTTGACGCCGAAAAGGCCGCGCAAGAGGCTGCCGCCGCGCCCAAAGTAGTCGTTCCTATTTATGTTCCAACATCTGCCAAGGTCGCGGGGACGCGCGTTATGACAACGCGCAAGTTTGAAATTATCGACGAAAACAAACTTTTTGGGGCGCATCCCGAATTGTTTGTTCCGAGCGAACAGAAAATCCGAGACTTCGTAAAATCGCTTCCAAGCGCGGAAACCGCAGTTGCGGGCTTGCGCATTTGGGAAGAATCGAAAGCGAGTTCAATATGAGCACGAATGTAACAGACCAAAGGGGCGCGCTTCCGAGCGCGTCCCGCATGACGAGGACATTAAACTGCCCCGCATCCTTCAAAATGAATCTGTCGGAGCTTCCTGAAGGTTCGGAGGCCGCCGATGAGGGGACGATGCTGCACAGGGTTTGCGAGCTGATGATGCTTGTGAATTGCGACATGTCAACACAGGCGGACGAAGTGATTCTTTCCTCAATGCAGGGCAGACTGACTGGCGAACAGTCCATAGTTGTAAAAACTGCTTGGGAAATTGTCGATGCCGAGCGCGCCGCCATGAATATGGCGGGTGATGTGAACGTTTTGGTGGAGCAGCGCCTATGGTCAAAGAGCCGATTATTCAGCGGCAAAGCCGACGTGGTGCTGACTCACGTGAATTACGCCCTTATAATCGACTACAAGTTTGGCCGTGGCGATGTGGAGGCCGCAGACAGCAATATGCAGCTTGCGGCTTTGGCGGTGTTGGCACGCGATAATTTTGGCGTTGATTTGGTGGACGTCATGATAATTCAGCCGCGCGCGCTTGAATTTTCTAAGCGTATAACCAAGTGCCGTTATAGGTTGGACGAGATGCAAGATGCCGCAGAACGCATAGACGCAGCTTGCCTTGCGACAGAGCTTGAAGAACCCCCGCAACAATGTGGCTACTGGTGCACGTATTGTCCGTCTGCGTATCGTTGCAAAGCGGCGCAAAACATGATTGAGGCGCAGGCGGCTGTTGCGATTGCGCCGGCGGGAATGGCGATAGGTGTTCATAACGCAAAGGATATTTACGAGCGCGCCAAGTTAGTGAAAAAGTTTTGCGATGTCCTGCTTGATAAAATCAAGGATTGGCTCGTTGCAAACCCTGATGCGGATTGCGGGCTATCGCTTACCGCAGGCTCAAGGCGCGCAAATCTTGGCGATGGCAATAGTATTTTTGCGGCGGTTGAGGGTGTGGGCATAAGCGACGAAGAATTTGCGGCGGTATGCAAGGTAGAAAAAGGTAAGCTTGAAGACATTTATTACGCAAAGCGCCTTTTGAAAAATGAAAAGTTGACGCGCAAATTGAGCGACGAAGAACTTGACGAGTTGTTGGTTACGGCGGGGCTACTCACTTATACGCAGACCGCGCCTAGCCTAAAATCGAAAGGAGAGAAATAATATGAGCATAATAACTATTCTATTCGCGATATTTTTAACTCTCAAGCTTTGCGGAGTCATTGCTTGGTCATGGTGGTGGGTAACCGCGCCGCTTTGGGGATGTGTGCTTATCTGCGCGCTTATTTATGCGGTAGTAGCCATGTGGGCGGGGATTTTGGTTATACACACGAAATGGAGAAGATAAAATGAACGATAAAAACGGAATAGAGAGACCCAAATTTGCTTCAATTTACGAAGACGATTATGCGGGGGGCAAAGACGCGTTTTACAACTCATGCGAAGTAGATAAATATTGCGATGTGCTTGAAGCCCGCATAGCCGAGCTTGAGGCGAAGCTTGCGGTCAAGATTGGTTTATTGGCAGACATATTGGGGTTTCTGGAAATATTAAAAAATATCAAAACCTTAAGGTCTTTAAAACCGCGCCTTGATGAATACGAGCGTTGCGTCCGCGCGGCCTGCGGAAAGGGGGAACGGTAATGGAACTGCTAGATAAAATAAACTCCCAACTTAACGGTGCGGCATTGAGCATAGACAGAAAATATCGTTATGTTCTATGGCGCACACTTTCTGGAGATGTAAAAAATTCGGTGGCTTTTATAATGTGCAATCCGAGTGTCGCCGACGAAAACGTTGATGACCCAACAATTCGTCGCTGCATACGATTAAGCAGCGTTTACGGACATGATAGGCTCTATGTAATCAACTTATATAATTATATTACACCATACCCGTGCGAATTGAAAAAAGAAAAAAATCCTGTCGGCGACAATCTTGCATTTAATGCGGCCGTTTTAGATTTTTTAATCCGCGAAAATTGCGACTTCGTTTGCGCATGGGGATGTAGCGCAAATTTTAATGGTAGGGCGGAAGAATTGTTGACTTATTTGTCTGTCCGCACGGAAAAAATTTATTGTTTTGGAACAAACAAAAACGGCTCTCCGAAACACCCCCTTTATTTGCCGCGCGACGCGCGACTACAATCATACGGGCTAGCCGAGGAAGGGGGCGCGAAGTGAACGAGCGTTTGACAGTTTGCGACTTATTTTCTGGCTCGGGCGCGATGAGCCTTGCCGCGGAACACGCGGGGCTTGACGTCGTGTGCCATTGCGAAATCGACAAATTCCCGCGTGCGGTTTTGCAATACAGATTCCCTAAAATCCCGCTTCATGATGACGTCAAAACCTTAACCAAAGAAAAATTTTATGAGCTTACAGGAAGAGAAACAGTCGACATTGTGGCCGGTGGAAGCCCCTGCCAAGACCTTAGCGTCGCAGGAAAACAGCGCGGACTTGATGGCGCTCGAAGCGGGCTATTCTTTGAACAAATGCGCGTCGCCCGCGAACTTAACGCTAGATATATCATCTGGGAGAATGTTCCGGGTGCGTTGTCTAGCAACGGCGGAGCGGACTTTGCCGCAATTATTAGTGAATTTACCGGATGGAGCAGAAATGCTTATTCTGACTACAAATTCGGGAACGCAGGAGTTTTCAAGGGGCGAACAGAGTCTGACTATTCCGTCTGTTATCGGATTCTCGATACGCGGTTTTTCGGAATCCCCCAAAGGCGGCGCAGAATCTACCTTGTCGCAAGTCTTGGAACAAAATGCCGACCCGAAATACTCTTTGAGCGCAACGGCGTGCGCGGGAATTTTGCGAAGAGCTGCGCGCAGGGGCAAGACGTTGCCGCCTTTGCTGAAAGCGGCGCTATATACTGCGATAAAACTGCAAAAACCCTACCCGCGCATGGACAGCGCCTAAACGCGGATGAAAATTTTGTTGTTTATGAAAACCACATGCAGGATAGCCGCATTAAGGAAGTTGGGTGCGCGCCTACGCTATCAGCAAAGGCGGGGACTGGCGGCGGGAATCTCCCTATTGTTTTGCACGCAACGCAAGACCCGATATGCTCGGATATTCGCCGCCTTACGCCGAAAGAATGTGAGCGCTTGCAGGGTATGCCCGATGATTGGACGAAAATCCCCTATCGCGGCAAACCTGCCGAAAAATGCCCCGATTCGCCGAGATATAAAGCGATGGGCAACGGCGTAACAAAACACGTTGCGCAATGGGTATTTGAGGGCGTTTTAGAGGATTTTAAAGAAGAAAGAAAAGCTATATGACACTAAATTTTACAGTTTTTGTTGATAAAGTTCTTGATGGAACGAAACGCCAAACGATACGCAAGTTGCGCAAAGGTAAAAGGCAAATTAGGCAGGGTGACAAGCTCACATTGTATACGGGGCAAAGAACGCCCGGCTGTATGCTGTTGGGGGAAACCGAATGCACGGGCGTCTCGGAAATCAGAATCTGGGGCGATGGAGAGGACTATCGTGTATTTGTAGATGGGAAACAGTTATTTGCCTCCGAGGTTGAGGCTTTGGCAAAGGCCGATGGTTTTTCAAACGCTTGTAATTTTTTGACATTTTTCAACGAAAAATACGGGCGTCCATTTACCGGCGTAATAATAAAGTGGAAAGATTAAGTATGACCGCATCCCAACTGTTCCCGACTGTTTTAATCGTTTTAGACGTGTGCGCGGGGCTTGTCTATCTGGTGGCGGATAAAGACCTCCGTCTTTGCCTCTACTGGTTAGCTGCCGCCGCTTTAACCTTTGCAGTAACATTTAAAGATTTGGAGATATGGAAAATATGAACTGGACACAATCAGACATAGATTCTGCTAAACGCAAAATGTCGGAACGTGGATCAACTATAAAGGATTCCTTACAGGTTCAAGCAAGGGCGTCTCGCTGCGCTTTTCACAAGTCTGGCGAGATGAACAAAACCGAAGCCGCCTATGCGGCGCACCTTGAAACTCTTAAGACCGCAGGGCACGTAAGCGACTATCGCTTTGAGTCCCTCAAGCTAAGGCTTGCGGACAAAACTTTCTACACGCCCGATTTTGCGGTAATTTTCCCGAATGGAAATTTTGAATTGCACGAAGTAAAGGGGTTCTGGGAGGACGATGCGCGCGTGAAAATCAAAGTCGCGGCCGCGCAATTCCCATTCAAATTCATAGCCGTCAAAAAATTAAAAAACGGCTGGCAAAGAGAGGAGTTTTAGTATGATACGAATGATTCCTGATTTTTCAAAATGCGATAGGGTTAACAGGCTATCAGTCGAGGCGGAGGTGTTCTTTCGCCGCCTTTGGAACAAGGCAGACGATTTTGGAAGGTATGACGCAAGGCCGTTGATTCTCAAGGCCGAATTATTCCCGCTAAAAGACGTAAGAACGTCCGACATTTCCCGTTGGCTCACTGTTTGTGAGACAGCCGGACTGCTCGCGTGTTATGAAGTTGAAGGCGCGAAATTGCTTGAGATTAAAAACTTCGGTCAAAGGGTTAGGACATCAAAATCAAAATATCCTGTAATGATTGACGGACAGATGACGGACGAATGTCTGACAGATGACGGACAGCCGCCCGACACTTGCGCCCTAGAAGAGAATAGGAATAAGAATAGGAATAAGAATAGGAATATATTGTGCGCTTCTGCGCTTGAGATTTATGAGGCATATCCGCGTAAGGTTGCAAAACCTGCGGCCATAAGGGCGATTATAGGCGCCTTGGATAAGACCCCGCTTGAAGAGTTGCTTGCAAAAACAAATGCGTATGCCTCCGCCGTGGCACAGTGGAACGATGACGAGAAACAGTTTATACCGCATCCCGCAACGTGGTTTAACCAGGAGCGATATAATGATGACCCTGCAACATGGGCGAAGAAAGGGGGGGCAAATGGACAAAGACAGCAACGTGGAACAAATCCTGAAGACCATGCCAAGGGTTTCTGAAGACGCCACACATTGCTCTGAATGCGGCAAGGAATTGTCGAGCAATGCGGTTCAATACGTCAACGGCTTGGGGTTTTGCGACGATTCTTGCGAGCGCGTCTATAACCACCGCATAGACTGCGCCGACGGCATAGCCGCCGCAAAGGAAAAATATTTGCGGCCGCTTTATATCGACACCGATATTGCCCGCTTAGGGCTACCAAAAGACAAGTCCTCAAAAGTTCTAAGCTGGCAATCATTCCCGCGCTCTCCGCGGGGAATGATTATACACGGAGCGACTGGTGCCGGCAAAACAAGGCTCTTAACCCTACTGCTAAAGCGTCTCATAGAGCGCAACCTTTACGGCGTATCCGAAGAGAGTCTTGAAGTCTTTTACGCGGGCGAGCTTGAGTGTGCAATCATGCAAAGCTTTAAAAAGCCCTATGAATATGCCGGGTTAATAGACCTGCTTTCACGCGTCAAGCTGCTTGTGATAGACGATTTTGGGAAAGAGAAGTTCACAGAGCGCTACGAAGTGAGCGTATTCAACATCTTTGAGCGCCGCGCGGCAGGCCTAAGGCCTACGATAATAACGACAAACTGCGTAGGAAATACCCTGAAGGCGCGCTTTTCAGACATGGACAACTTTGTGCCGTTTTACAGGCGCCTTCTTGAGTTTAATGAAACAATTTACCTAAAACCAATAGAAAAAGAAATGTTATGAGCGTCTATGAATTAAGAAAAAAAATGGTGAGGCGCATTAATGCATTAATTTGCCCAGTAAAACATTTTAAAAAATGCGGTGAAAAAAGAGATGAGTCCATGAGGATGGTTTTTTCTATAAAAACATCAACAGCGGCATTTGCTAAAATTTTTCTCTACGAATGTGAAGTGTGTGGATGTAGGGCGTGTCTCGGCGGAGACGTTTTCATGCCTATCCAACAAGAGGCGTTAATTAACGATTGGATTGCATATAAAATCTCCACGGCGGCCTTTCTGTCAAAGGGAATGTGCGCGGATTTAACCATAGAGGCCAATAAGGGGGATGGGTTATGAAAATCGTTGAGGCGAAATATCAGCCGAGCAAGCGGGCAAAAATGAGGGAAACTATTGCGCTTATTGTCGGACAATCGGACAAGGCGGCACTTATCGATAGTGATTCGGAATTTCGTGAATTTTGCAGACTTGCGCGCAAACAGGGATGTAAGCCGAAGTCGCAAAAATTAAAGACAGGCGGATGGAAAGTTTGGGTAAGTTAGCCCGGGACTTTCCCATTTCGCACCACGATTTCCCATTTTGCGGTATTGCCAAGGGGTCGCGCGCGCGAGAATAAACGTGGGTATGGTGGAAAACGCTGAACTGGCCGCAAAACTCCGAGAATGCCAAAAGAAGGGCGCAGTCTCGAACGAGCTCTTGAGGCTTGTCGAGAGTATAGCGATGAATCTTCTCCGCAACGCCGGTGACAGAATGGAAATTATTCAAAACGTGTTGCTGAAGTTTTGTAAGGTTTTTCGACGGATAAGAGCCAACGGAAACGTTTTCGCCTATGTGACGCAAATGGTAAAAAACGTCAAAAAAAACCATATGCGCGGCCTGAGGCGCTATAACGCGAGGTTTATACCGTATTATGACTCAATCATCATCCCCGCTTAAAAACCAGAAGCACGAAAAGTTTGCTACGCTTATTGCCGACGGACAATTAGGTTGGAAGGCTTATCGTAGTGTATATGGCACTAAGCCTTCGGTCTCCCGCGCCAATTCAGCACGTCTGCTTGCGAACGCTTCCGTGCGCGCGCGTGTCGAGTTTTTGCAGGCGGAGAATGCTAAGGTTGCGGCAATGAATAGGGAGGAAAAGCGGCAGTTGCTAGCCGAGATTGCGCGCAAGGCCGCTGTGGTGAGCGCCTCAAATGGCGGGACTGTTTCAAACCCTGACTGGCGCGCGCGTATTGCGGCTATTGCGGAGGATAACCGCATGACGGGGGAATCTGCCGAGAATGTGAATGTAAAGGGCACCGTCGGCATTTCAATCAACTTGGGAGGTTTCTTTGATAGAGGTAAAGCCACAAGTAAATAAGAACTCTCAGTTTTTGTTTAACGCGCTTCCGGCTATATTGAGAAGCCCCGGGCTTATCAGGTGGTTGCTGCTTGAGGGTTCTTCGCGAAGCGGCAAGACGTGGAGCATAATCGCGTTCCTAATTTGCCTTTGCCTTTCGCCCGATATTTTCGGCAAGAAGAAGCTTATTATACGTGCCTATCGCAACGATGCGACGACAACGCGCGATACTATAGTCCAAGACTTTCTGGAAATTATGTCGACGGTCTTTGGCGGCGAGGATGAGAGCGGGAAGTGGTGTTCACTGTTTGAGAGCGCGGGCACCTGGAACAAGACAACGCAAACCTACACATTTCATAACGGCTCTACATTTTCTTTTCACGGAGCGAGCGATCCGCAGAAATTGCAGGGCTTGAAGTCTGACATATCGTGGTATAACGAGACTATGGAAATATCATACGCTGCAAAGACGCAGATTTCCATAAGGACTGAGTTATTTTCAATCGCAGACTGGAACCCTTCAGAGACTGACCATTGGGTTTTTGATACGGTTATGACGATGGAGGGCGAGTATCTCTATCAGCACAGCACCTACCATGATAATTGCGACTTGGGCACGGGTAAAAGTAACTTGCAACCCGCGCAGATTCTCGAAATAGAGGCGCTTGAGCCTACGCCCGCAAACATTGCCAAGGGCACGGCAAACCGCTTTAAGTGGGATGTCTATGGGTTGGGCAAGCGCGGTGTGCGCGAAGGGCAGGTTTTTGACCGCATCAACTGGGATTTGACAGACTGGTTCCCGGAACAGGCCGCGTGCCAGCGTTGGGGCTACGGACAGGACTTCGGTTATAGCCAAGACCCAACTACGCTTATTGAGTGCGCCTTGCACAATGACAGCTTGTATGTGCGCGAAATTATTTACGAGCGCGGCCTAATCAACTGCAAGCATCACGAAGACCCGCAAATTCCATCCCTTCAGTTGCGCTATGAAGAGAATGATATCTCGAAAACTGCGCGTATATTTGGTGATAGCGCGCGCAAAGACTTGTTGGATGAAATGCGTGTTGTCGGCTACAATACTATTCCCTCTCAAAAGGGTGCCGGCTCTGTAATGGAGGGGATTAACCTGATGAAGCAGTTCCGCATCTATGTGTTGCGCTCAAGCCAGCATATTCAAAAGGAATTGGAGAATTACCATTTCAGGCGCAAGCCCGACGGCACATTTACGGATGAGCCCGAAGACAAAAACAATCACTGTATTGATGCGATCCGCTACTGGGTGAAGGGCAATCTGACAAATAGGCAGATGTTTTCGACGCTTGCTCCGCGCGCGCCGCAACGTCCGCAAGACTCTTTTGAGAGGTTTTAGCATGAAAATCGACGTAGAGAGCAATCCGACAATTACCGAAATCGAAGAGATGCTCGGCTTTGTGGGCATGTCTTACGACCTTGACGCGATTTTGCCGCATATAGTCGGATACACAAAAGCCGAATTCCTTCATGCGGGATGGTGCTATTTGTGGTATGACTCGGACACGGGCGCGCCCCTTGGGTATACGCAATTCAGTTTCCACCGCCGAATCTTTAAAAATCGCATTGCAACCCCGGAGTTTTCCTTTGGGACAACCAAATTTTGTGAACTGCGCCATATCCTGAAAATCCGTCGCGCAATGCTGGCAATCATGCGCAATGCGTTCAAAAACCGAGTTGAGGTGTATATAGACCAAGAGCGCATAGCAAAGTTTGCGAGCGCAAACGGATTTAAGGCCAGCAGGAGAAAAAACATATGGGTAAAGGAACCGTAAAGGACATGAGGGTCGCAAAGACGGCAGCCGCAACCACATTTGAGGATGAGGGGGTTCAGGCGGCTGGGGACAATACCCGCAGGCGCATTGCGGCGGCAAACTCTCGCGATAACGCAAATACATTTTGGACGTCGATGATGACCAAACCCGCAAGCGCACAGGGGCAAAAAACGACTACAGGCTAAATATGGAAAACCTTGCGGAACAGGTCGTCAAACGCTATACAGCCCTATCTTCGGCGCGCACAAACTGGAGAGGCATTTGGGAGGACTGCGCGCGATATTGTCTGCCAAACGCTGCGCCGCTGAAGGTTTTGGGCAGTAATACGGACGGTAGCCGTAAAAGGCAGCCGCTCGATACCGTTGGCGTGGAGGCTGCAAGCAAGCTCGCATCATGGCTCTATGCCAATACGATTTACCAGGGCGAGCAGTGGTTTTCTATAACCGCGCCTAAAAAAGAGGGCGAGCATTCCGACATTGAGCTAGAAAAGTTTTTACAATCAACCGCAAGAAAGGCTTTAAATGCGCTTTCCCGCTCGAACTTAATTAAGCGCTATCAACAATTTTTGCTCGGGTATGTCGTGTTTGGCACAGACGTTCTTTACTCGGACTTTGACAGTGAGGGGCGCTTGACGTTTAGGCAGTGGAAAATCACGGAAGATATTGCAATATGCGAAAACAATGCCGGGGAAATTGACACTGTGTATAGGCGTTTTCAATTTACTGCTAGGCAGGCCGTGCAGGAATTTGGCGAAGAGAATTTGTCTGCGAATATTCGAAAGTCCGCGAACGAAGCAAGCGACCAAGACAAAAAGTTTACATTCATTCATGCGGTTTATCCGCGATTAAGTCGCGTAAAGGGGAAAAAGACGGCCGACAACAAGCCGTTTGCAAGCGTCTATGTAGAGGTCGACAAGCCACATTTGGTTTTTGAGGGCGGTTATGACACTTTCCCCTATTATGTGCCGAGATTTTTTAATACGGGCGAAATCTATGGGCGCTCGGCGGCAATGAACGCAATGCCCGCGCTCAGGGCAATAAACATTGCGAATTACTACTTCTTAAAGAACGTGGAATTCAACGCGAATCCCATGGTTTTCATTCCGGCGGAGATGCATGATAGGGTAAATATAGTGCCCGGTGCAAAAAACCCTAAAGATGCCATGGATGGCAAGATTGATATTTGGAGCCCGTCGGGCGATATGAATGCGCCCTTGGAGTTCGCGGCAAAGAAGTCCGAAGAAGTTAAGGCGCTCTTTTTTAACGATGCCTTTCAATATCTGGAAGACCGCAAGAATATGACCGCGACTGAGGCGCAGCTCCGCTACGAGGAAATGATTCAGGGCATAACGCAGATTTTGGCAAACCTGCATTCAGAGCTGTTTGAACCGCTCATACGCCGAACCGTCCTGGGCCTTTGCGAAAAGGGTTTGGTTAATGTTCCGCCAAATTATCGTAAAAAAGGCAGCAAGTTCCCCGATTTTGAAGTGGTTTATACAACGCGCTTAGACACGAAGATTAAGGGCGTTCTGAACGCGAATATTCTCAATACCTATCGCATCCTCGGCGAAATCGACGCCGTAAGGACAAATTCGCCGCTCGCAAAGAGATATTTGAGCGAAGAAGAAACCGTCAAACTGGTTTGCGCGAACAACAATACGACTGCCGACCTCATGAACGACGAAGAGACAATTAACGCAATAAAAGAGGCAGAAGCAGCGCAGGCGCAACAGGAATCCATGAAGGGAATGGTTGACAAGATAGACCTGCAAAAGACTCCCGAACAGGGCTCGATGCAAGATGCCATGACGCAAGGAATGTAAAATGAACGACGAACAAGCGGCAATAATCAAAGCGGTCTTTTCCACCCATGATGGGGAGCTGGCCTTAAATGTTTTGAGAGGCCTTGCGGGAATGAATCGTGAGCAACTTTACGTGGCAACAAATGAAAGAGACCAAGCGTATAGGCTCGGTCAAATTGATTTGGTGCGAAAAATAGAACAAGGAATAAAATACGAACCTAAAGGAAAATCAAATGTCAGAAGAAGAAAATCAGAATCCGAATCCGAATATTGAAAATGGCGCAGCTGCCCCGCAGCAACCCGCGCACTGGTATGATGCGGAGGGAGTGGATAAAACCCTCGTAAGCGACAAGGTCAAAGCTTTTACGGACGATAAGGGCTCGCTGAACGTCAACGAACTGCTTAAGTCTTATCAGTCTGCGCAAAGCATGGTCGGCAAGGGCATACCCAAAGACGATGCGCCGCAAGCGGAAAGAGACGCTTTCTTTGCGAAGCTTGGCCGCCCTGAAAGCGCGGACAAATACGACTGGAAAGCCCCCGAGGGCTTTGAGGTTGAAGGCGTGACCGCTGAACACTTTAAGGCGTTCAGAGAAGAAGCGCACAAGCTTGGCCTTACCAATAAGCAGCTTTCGGGCGTTATGGGCAGGTGGGGAAGCATTGTCGAAGGACTGCAAGCTCAGCAGGCGAAAATCATAAACGACACCGCCGACAATACCAAAGCGGCGCTCTCAGCTCCTACGGAATGGGGCGACAAGTTTGACGAAAAGTTCGACGTGACCATGAAGAAGCTTGATAGCTTAGGCATACGCGGGCACTTGGAGTCGAGCGGGCTGTTGACCCCGGAAGTCTTAAAGGGGTTTTACGGCATGATTTCTGCCAAGGAAGAGACTGCGCTTAAGGGCGGTGCCGCCAAGGGCGACTCCGATATTGATGCGCGAATCAGCCAGATTAAGGCAAATCCTGCATATCTCAATTCGTCACATCCGGAGCATGCGGCGCTCGTCAAAGAGCACAATGCATTGTTTGCCGAAAAGGCTTCTCAGTAATTTGGTTTAGTATTGTTATTATTGTTTGTTGCGGGGCGCATCCTAACCGGTGCGCTCTTTTTTTGCCCAAAGGTGTATATAGGTATGAAGGACACCTTTCTCCTGCTTTAAAAACACCTTAGCGCAAGGTTTAATCCATGAGAAAACCCTTTCAGACGCGGCTTCTGCAACGCCGCAACCCAGCCCCCGATTTTCGGATACGGCAATTCAACTTTTAAACAAATTAAATAAATTTTATCTGAAAGGATTTTTATGCCTAAAGCAAATCAAGCACCTCTTCCGTATGAGAGTTTCTCATCGAACTTCAGGGCGGCAATCGCCTCGAACAGCATTATCAGCCTCAAAGACCTAGTGAGTAGCGAGCCCAAACAAAAAGGCAGCGCGCATTGGGTTCAGTCGCACCGCCCCAAGGGCAGTTGGAATACTGAAACCGGCGCATGGATAAGGGAGGGCGCGCAGAAAAAGCCCGACGCAGCATTGCCGCGCAGGCAATATGAAGCATTGGCCGCACAGGATAAGACGTTTGCCGCATGGTCGGCGCGCAGGACTCCGCACAAAGATATCGATTTCTACGCAACGCTTTGCGATAAAGCGCAAATCGAGACGGGTCATGAGTTTGAGACCGATGACGATGTCGACATGAACAATTCTCCCTCGAGCACCATAATCAGAGAGTTGGGGCAGAGCTTTATTGTGTCGGGCAATCAGCAGGTTCTCGACGCGATTTTGGCGCCCACGTCAACTCGCAAAATGTTGGACTTGAATCCCGCATCCCCGACGTTCGGCAAAATCAAGACCGTCACCGAAAACTGGAGCACCAATAACAAGTATTGGCAAATCGAAACCGAAAACGTCGGCTTCTTCTCGCTTGAGGATGACGCGGCCATGGTTCAGGCGAAGCTTGAGCTGTGCAACGTCCCCAATGGCGGCAGGAAGATTATGCTCATCAATCCGCTCGATGCTGGCAAGATGGTAACAAAAAGCCTGAAAACCCTACTGTCAAAGGATTACCCGTTTGTTACCCGCAAGGATATTTCAAGCGGCTCCGGCGAACTCCCCGAAATGTTCGGCTTCTCGTGGGTAAAGAGCACGATGGTCAAGCAGGGCGAAATGCTCGCGTTTGTGCCCGAAGCGCTGTCGCTCGTGCCTTATCTTGACTTCGAAGACTATCTTGAACGCAACCCTGACCTGCGCTTCCATCCGCAGTATTATGCGCATGAAGAGTGGGGCGTTGTGGCAAACGACGACTGGGGCAGGTTTAAGATTAAGATTAAGACCGCAGAAGAGCCTGAAGAAGGCTCCGAATCCTAATTTCTTCATACACTATTATTCCTAAGTTCGAGGGCGCGGAGAAATCCGCGCTCTTTTTTGCCCGACAAGTGTATATAGGGCATGGCGAAGGGCATTAAAGTAGTAAGACGGGCATTTAACGCTGGTGAGGTTTCACCGCAATTTGATTTTAGGAACGATACCGAAAAACACGCATTTGCGTGTCAAAAGTTGGAAAATTTTAATGTTTCACCCTTGGGCGGCATATCGAGACGTGAAGGAACGAGGCTCTTGGGTGTTATGGGCAGCACCGAATTATCCGACAACGTGCGCCTGATTCCCTTTGAATACAACAGGGAGTTTTCATATATTTTGGCTTTGCGCACCGAAGACGAAGCCGAGCAGGTGACGTGGACAACCGGGGATTTTGTTTTGCCGTCCATATTCTCAATCTGCGTAACGCTGCCGGCGGGCTTAGACGGAGCACGAGCGGTTTGGAAGAAGGACAATCTTTCGCTGTCGATTTTGGAAAACAACAAACTGCAATTAAAATATGGTGAGCTGACTGTGCTTGCGGATATTGCATTTGGGGCGTCGGCCGTTCAAAAGGTGGTCGTAATCCAAACGGGTGCGGCGTTTGACGTATATTTGGACTCGGTGAAGGTGGGAACGCTTGCATCAAGCTATGTTGACGGAGGCGGCGAACTTGTTATGGAAAACTTGGACGCACGCGGAGATAACTGGAACATTAAGATTTTTGATGCAAATATAGCGCTTGCGACTGCGTATTACACGCTCTCGAACTATCAGGCGGGAGATGACGAAAACGCGCTTTTAACGCGCCTGCCGAATTATTCCGCAGCAACATCTTTGCATGGCAGCACAATAGAGTATGTGGATGGGCAAATAACGCTCACGCCTGCGATTTTGCCCGACCCCGAGCCTCCTGAAAGCGAGAGCGAAGATTATGGCGGTGGAGAAGATGAAGAGCCCGTGACGGTGACAGATATAGTAAGCATTCCCTTTAATGCGAAGAAAGAGGCCACGTTCACTTTTGCTTTAAGCGAATTGGTTGCGGAGGGGTGCGCGGTCTACATTGCCGATTCCGCAGATTTAAATACGAGCATTGCAGCCCTTGACGTCTCTAAGACCTTCAAGATTCCGACTTCGGGGAATTGTGTTGCGTTAAAATTTGACATAAGCAATGAGGTTCTTGCCGAATATGAAGGCGGCTTCGTTTTACAAGGAAGGTGTAAGTCCATTTTATCGGAAGTATGGTCAAGGTGGGATTCTACAAAGGTAATCAAGCTCGACGTTATAAATGTGGACGGGGAGATTATTGCGGCTGATGTAGTGACGCCCATACCCTCGGACACGATACACGAATTGCATTTTAAGCAGGTCAACGGTTATTTGTTCGTTGCGCATTCAAGTTTTGCGCCGAAAAGATTGGAATTTACCTATGACGAAGAGGGGGCGATTACCGCAATTTGGACAAACGCCGCAACCTTTCATCCGTCAATAGACAGTCCCGAAAAGGATTTGACGATATCCTGCAATGAGGGGTGGAGTGCCACATCGTTAATTACGGCGGGCGAAATCCAAACCGTGACTGCAGGCAGGGCGTTTTTCACGGCAGACATGATTGGTTCTCAGCTAAAGCTGGAGTATTCGGACAGCGGCCAACACACATACAAGTGGGCGTATAGAAAAGCGAATAACGGGGTGCGAGACGGGTATTACGTTGGGCGCACAACACTTTCCTTTGCGTCTTCCGGTAAGGTGACGGTTAAGCCCGAGGGAGGCCTTTGGGAGGGTATCCTGATTTTGGAGGAGTCGATTGACAACGGCGTAACTTGGAATGAAATTGGGCGCAGCTCTGCGATTCAAGGCTCTGAAAACACGACGTTTGAGCGCGAGGTTTATAATGTAAAAAGCCTTGTGCGGGCAAAATTGCTTGAGCAGCGCAATGTTGCAGACACAAGTTCAACAACGGTTGCGGCTTCAACAGAGGGCTGTTTTTTCAACATTTATACTGAGTCGACCTGCAATGCCTGGGTGGAGATTCAAACCGTGAGCGCGGATGGAAAAAGCGCGAATGTGAAGTTTCTGAATCCCGCAAGGAATTCTTTTAAGGCGACAAAGGTTTATAAATCCGCGTGGAGCGACGGATTCGGATATCCGCGCACTGTGGATATACACGAAGAACGCCTGACACTCGGCGGAACTCGCAAGCAACCCTCTACGGTATGGCTTTCACAGACGAATAACTGGGATAATTTCCGTAGCGTTCAAAACTTAGACACGGATCCATTGGCCTATACCCTTGCATCTGATGACGGCGATCCGATCTCGTGGATTGTTTCAAAGTCTGACCTGATGATAGGCCTAGGTTCTTCTGAATGGAGCTTGGGCAGCCGCGAAGCGGGGAAAAGCCTGACGGCGAGCATCGTTCAGGCCTCTAATCAGTCTGAAGACGGGGTAGAATACATCATGCCCGCTAAGGCCGGCAATATGGTTATCTTTGTGCGGCGCGGCAACTGTGAATTGGGAAGCATTGCCTACGACTTCGCGTCTGACGCCTACAATTCGATTTCATTGACCACTATGAATCCTGAAATCTTGGGCGGCGGCGTGAAAAACATATTCAATCAGCTGTCGCCAAAGAATATGATTTTTGCAGTGAGGAAGGACGGCGTTGTAAGCGTATTCACCTACAATAAGGAAAACAATGTCGCGGCCTGGAGCAGATACATCTTCGGCGATGGCGTGATAAGCGCTTGCGCTCTTTCTACGGGCGGATTCAAAAGCGTATTTTTGATAGTGCAGCGCAACGGTTTTATGTGCTTAGAGCGTCTTGACCCTCTTGAAATGAAGACGAACAACTGGCTGGACTGCGTGCCAATTTCTGAGGATGTGGAAATCCCCGAAGGCTTGTATACGGGAGTTCCCTACAGGTCAACGGTGCGCACAACGCCAATTTTTAATGAGGGCAATATCGTTATCACAAATCTTGAGTTCAAGATGCTGAATGCCTATGGCGGGCAATACCGACTTGTGGGATGGAGCGCAGACGGAGAGCGCCTCGAAGAGGCGAAGGATTGGCGCAAAATAACCTCAAGAAGCGCGGATTTGTTGGCGATGCCGCTACCGAGAGATTATAGGTTTATCGGCACTTGCGACAGCGGATATTTGGAAGAAGTCTCAATAGAAATAGAAACAACCGAGCCTGCGCCTTTTACTTTGTGCGCAATGGCCGTCAAAGGAGGAGAAGTTTAAATGTTTGCACTCGGAATAATCAGTCTCGTAATTGCGGCCGCAAGCACGGCTTACGGCGTGGCGTCGTCTATTCAGACGGCAAGGGCTCAGGCGGAAATGCAAGAGGCGCAGGCGAAGGCTCAGGCCGCAAGTCTGCGCCAACAAGCAGATCAGGAAGAGCAAGACCAGCTGCAAAGGTCTATGCTTGAGCGCAGGCAAAATGCGCGCCGTTTGGCGGCCGCAGAAACTCAATATGCCGCAAGCGGGGTGACCTTGCAGGGCACACCTACGCTCGCCCTTGAAACTATGACGGAGGAACAAGAGCTTGAAACTTCCATGATGGAATCCGCAAGCGGGCAAAAGCGACAGTTGCTCTTGACCGATGCCTATAACGCGGAAAAATTCGGCATTGCCGGAGCAAATTTGACGAGCAAAAGCGGCGTTATTAGCGGCATAGGCTCAGGCTTGGGCGGTTCTGCAGATTTGGGATGGAAGGGCTATTCTCTTAACAAGGATGGCGCATTTAATAATAAATAGAAAGATAATTTACATGGCCAAAATAGACCTTAAACAAAATGTGGGCGCAAAGCCTTTTGCCATGCCCTCAGGGCAGCGAGATTATGTGGGCGCACAGGGCGCAGGCCTTTCGGCAATGGAGAGGGCTGATGACAAGCTTGCGCGCGGAATGCGGCAGGTTTCGGACACGCTTTACGGCGTGACCATGAATATGTCCGAAACCCGCAACAGGCAGGAAAATCTTGCGGGGCAGACTGCATATTATGAGATACAAGAGTCCAATAAACAAAAGCTTTTGGCCGACATTGAAAGCGGAAAATTCGACGGCAAAGACGGAGCCGCAAAGTTTAAAGAGGCGTCAGAAAAGGTGCGTTTTTCAAACAATGAAAAATTCCAAAAGTGGTGCGACGGCAATGTGTCTGCGGACTTTGTGCGCGAAGCCCTCGTTTTGCAATCAAAGGACGCGGATGCACATAACTTCGCATCTTTGGGCGGAGCAATGGCCAAACATATAGTTCACAAGACGCGAACTTTGGCGGAGGAGGGAATGCGTCGCTCTGCAGAAGACGGGAATGTTGAAAATGTTTTAAAGTGGAGCGAAACAATGAAGGGGAATTTTTCTCCCGAATTGGTGGATGCGGCAACTGCCCCATTCTTAAGGGCTGCCGTAATGACAAATGTTGAATCTGAAATGACGGCGACGGCCGAGATGTTTAATGATGCGGATAGAAAGACGGCGATAGCGGAAAGAGTAAAGCGTTATGAAGCTGCGCTTGAAGACAGGTCTGTATTGGCCGGCGGAGAATATCTAAGCGACAAAGATGTGCGAAAGTATTTGCAGGCCTATAAAGGACTTGGGGATAAAAAAGAAATCCTCATAAAACAAAAAGTGCAGGATAGCGTGAAAATACGGACGGAAAGGTTGCTTGAGTCAAAAGATAAGGAGTTTGAGCTAAGGCAAAAAAATCTTGAAAAATTCATAAATGAAAGCCCGTATCTGGATGACCTTGGGCGCATCGAGGCAAGGGAGTATGTTCAAAAACGCTTTCTTGCGGTAAGGGCTTTTGATGAAAAGATGCAGGAGGCGCAGAAAAAGGCCGTTAAAGATGCATTTGATACAAGAACGGGAGAAGTCTTGGAAGCGAGATTACTCGGGAAAGATATTGATTTATCTGATGCGGAATTGGGCGGAATTAAAGTATTTAAAAATGCGCTCAATGAAGAATTCTCAGTCGATTCAAAAAACGAGAAAGGGAAAATTCTTGCAAGCATTACAGAAAAAAAGCGCGCTCATATCGCAAAGCTTGAAGACGCCATAGCAAACTATGACCCAAAACTGGATGACGGCGCCTATGCACGCGCCCTTATGATGCAACTTGAGGCGAGCTTTACAGATGTTGCCGACGTTGAAGATTTATCGGGCGGTGCGGCACAATATATTAAAAAAAGCGTCCCCGGCTACATGGGCATACCGACTTCAATAGAAGAAGCCAATCCCGAATGGAAGGGTTCTGCGAAAGAATCGTCCAAGTCGGAATCCGCTTCTCTTTCTGAAAAGCGCAAGATATCGGGGCATTTGATTTATGACCCTGAAGCACAGGGGCGTCTGCGCCGCGAATTGGCGCAAAAAATGGGCATTTATCCCGATGCAAACATTAAAATCTCCGACGTGCGGGCAATTTCAAAGCCCATGTTGGAAGGTGCCGTAGGGCGAAAACCCGAAAAGCTTTCTGCGTATCAACAGCAGATTTGGGGAGAAATCTCTCTCGCCTTTGAAAAGCGGGTAATGACGGCGGGCTTTGACGACATAAAAGAGGCCGCCGATTGGATGAAGAAAGACCCCTATGTGGCAACAGTCCGCGCAAAACTTGCGATGCTTTCTTCCGTCAACGATGCGGCACAGTTTGATACTTCTTTTGCCCATCAATCCGAAATTATCAAGAAAGCGCCCAAAATGAACGACACATTTTCCGTATTTGGAAATCTTGAGGCGCAATATCAAAAAATGCGCGGAGCGCAAAATCAGCCTAACGAAACCAAAGAATAGCAGCCATGCAAAAATATCAGAATGATTTTCAAGTTTCATCAGCAAAGCCCTTCGATAAATTCGACTGGGCTTTTAATGCCGAAAATACCGATGCGAAGATTATAAAAGAGCAGCAGGATGTTCTTGCTATGGGCGAAGAAGCAAGCCCTGAGCAAAGGGGTGTGGCCGAGTATGTTTTAAACAGGGACGCAATACGGGCGGGGCTGCGGACTCAATACAAGGTCGGTAAAATCTCCGAGGCCGTCCAAACTGGCAATGAGACCGCAGAGCTTATCGGGTGGCTTGACTTGCTTAATCTTTCGCGTCCCGATGAAAGTTTGGACGAAAGTTTGCAAATTCATTGCGGAGGCCGAAACGCAAAGGAGGCGCTTCAGTATTTTAGGGACAATTATAAGCCCTTTATCGAAGACGGCGACACGGAGCTTAAATCTTTTGAAAAGCTCGACGATGCGGAAAAGCGTAAGTTTATCTCTAAGATGCATGAAGAAGAGCGCGTAGAGTGGAGCGAGGAAGATGCGGGCGGGCAATACGCCGCAAATCGCTACCTCGGCGGTATGGCGCAAACGCGTCGCGTGCGCAATGTGCGCGATATGTCTGATGACGAATATGCAACGTGGAGCGCAGAATACGCGGGCAGCACAAAGTATAGGAAATTCTGGGGCGCTATGCTTGAAGGCGACAATAAATTTGCCCGCATGGCGTTAAGCCTTTCAATGACGCAAAGCGACGAAGCGCGCAAGGCGTATATACCCGCGCTTCAGGAACTGTCTGAAGATGACAGGTGGCGCGTTTATCGCATGGCCTATAACTTCAATCCCGAAGTCAATATGTGGAATCTGGTCAAGGACGAGCTCATAGATTCTTGGAGCAAGGACATTCCACAGTTTTTTAAGAACGGATACAAGTGGCTTGAGACTGACGCTGTAGACCTGAAGCAATACATAGACAGAGAGGGCGGCATAGACGCCATTATGTCTGACGAAAAGAAAAAGGACGCATTCCGCTCTAAGTTTTTTGTTCCCGAAGGCGGGGCGTTTTTGGGATTTAACAGATTTGTGCTACCCAGTGCAAATAACGTGCAGCAGGGCGACAAAAACTTGAGAGACTATGGCAAGCGCATTTATGATATGGGCGCAGGCATGCTTGAAACGCGCAAGCGTTTTGAGGAAATACAAACGGCAACGGCGACTAAATACGAATCTCAGGGTTATGTGATGGATGGGATAATTAACGGAGTTTCCGTCGGTGTCCAATTCGGGCAGTTTATTGCGTTCACATCTCTTACGGGCGGGGCGGGGGCATTTGTGCGCGGAGCCGCGACTACCGCAAAGGTTGCGTCAAAAGCGCAAAAACTCTCCGCAAGCGCAGACATTCTGAGCAATGCGGCATATTACGGCAGTAATATGACCAAGGCCGTGATGCCATATTTTGCCGCAGTAATGAGCGTCGACGCGCAAGACGCGGCGCAGAAGGCGGGATTTGACGACGAACAAAGCTTTATGTTCGGCATCGGTGTCGGCGTTACAAATTCCTTCCTTGAAAAGATTCAGTTTTCAATAAGCCAAAAGAATCCGTTCCTCGGCGAGAAAATCATCGAGCTGATGGGCAAGAAAACGGAATATATGAAGGCCGTGATGTTGGAGCATCTTAAACAGGGCGTAATCAGGCGCGGAAAGGTGTTTGGCGAAGAATTCTTGGTAGAAAACTTGCAAAATGTCGTGCAGGAAATGGGAATGTATCTGTCGGCAGGATTGTCTGACGTTGAGTATAAGGAATTCGGAGAGGTTGCGCAGACCTTGTTTGAGCAGTCAAAAGATTTGATAATCCCTATTTTCACAGCCAGTAATATCGGTGCGGGGACGGGCTTTGGACGCGCGGCCAAAACCTTTGCAACGGCCGAAAAAATCGGCTCAGACGAAAAAGCCATGCACGATTTTAACGCGGCGCTGCAAACGGAGGAGGCCTTTAAAAAATTGCGCGAATCTGACGCTCCAGAACTTACACCTGAAGTTGCTCTGCAATACATGAACGCCATGACAGACGATGAGCGCGGGGCAATACTTTCAAGAGTTGCGCCGAGCTTTAAGGAACGCGGCAAGGTAAGGAAGGCTTTGGAAAGCGCAAGCGAAGATTTTGCCAAGGCTGGAGAGTCTCTCGTTGCCGCCGCCAAGGCGGAAATTTCAAAAAGCGATGCGCAAATTTCAGAAAGCGTTTCAATAGACGAACAGATTCAGACGGTTAAAATGTTGCCCGCGCCTGAGGCCGACCATGCGTCAAACCGCGCATATATACAAGACTTTATTAAGGCTTACGGGTTAGAGTCAGATGCGGTTTATCTTGAGAGCATGGAGGATGCCGCGCCTGAAGTTATTGAAAGTGCGCGTAAAGACCTGCGCGCCCAAGGCAAAGATGCGCAATATATAGAGGAGTTTTTGTTTGGGAATGGCGGAGCCGAGGGTTTTACGCATCAAGGGAAGGTCTACATAGTCGGGAACAAGGCCATAACTCCGCAGCGCACCTTGGAAATTCTCAAGCATGAAACGGGGCATAAAGGGGCGGACGGCATACGTAAGACAAAGGAATTTCAGACCTTCTTGGGGAATCTGCTTAATTCACGCGGAGGCGCAGAAATTTTACGCGAAGCTTTGCGTCAGACTAAGGGCGACGCGTATGATAAGCTTGGCGATATGGAGCTTGCCGAGGAATATATGTGCATACTTGCCGAAAAGGTTGCGGCAAAAAATGAGCTTACCGAAGAAGAGCGCGGGGCTTGGGATAAGGTATACGACTTCTTTTTGGAACTGTTAAGCGGCATTCCAAAGGACAAGGCGCGCGGCGATGCATATGTTGCAAATATCATCCGCTCAATTTGGGAACGAAAGTTTATGGAAGACGCCGAAGACCCATTTGCGGCAGAAAGCAGCATTGAAGAATCTTCCGTGGAAGAAGCGGACACGTCTTGGACTGCAAACCGCGAGCGCGCAAAGAAAAGCTTTATCGGGAAAATCCAAAGTCGAAAAATTGAAAGCAAAAAACTCTCACCCGAAGAAAAGGCCTTGGCCGAGGAAAAGTTGGAAATCAGAAAACATCTCGATTCTATTCCGGACGAAGATGTTTCAAACAAACTTGAGGCAATGGAGAGCGTGGATGCCGATTTGCTTTCTGACTCTGATTTAGAGTATGCGGCAATGAATGGAGCGCCCTGGGCAGGAGAGCCTTTGACAAAGCGCATAGAACGCGAAAACAATGCGTCGAATGAAGGCGGTGTTTTGGAAGCCATGGCGGATGGCGGCTTGAAACTGCCTACGCCGAAAGCCATAAAAGAAGACTCCGCAAAAAAAGGCTTGCCGCTTTCAGGTTATCTTTTTGGTGAAATTAATGACCTTTATAATTCATTGAGCTTTGCGCAGCAGCAGAAATATTTTTCCAAAAACTATGCGGACATAGACGAAACCGCCAATATTTTGCGCGAAGAGCATGGGCTTAATTTTGAAGGAAGTGCAGACTTTTTAGACGCTTTTGCAAACGCGCTTTTCAAAAAGGCAAACACGCGCTTTAGCGTAGCAGATAAAAAAATCACCGCAGAAATCGACACAATCCGCGCGCAGTATGAAGGCACGCCGCAATGGATGAAAGCGCCGAACGGACAGCCTACGAAGCTTACCGAGCGTCAATGGTTGCAGGTGCGCACGCCTAGCTTTAGGAAATGGTTTGGCGATTGGGAAAAAGCCCCTGAAAATGCTTCAAAGATTGTGGATAAAAACGGCGAGCCGAAGGTGGTTTATCATGGGACGAGTGCGGATGAGGAGTTTTGGACGTTTAAAAAGGATGGTTCTTCAAGTCAGGGCAGTTATTTACGCGGCGAAGACGTATTCTTTTTTGCGGGCGAAGACGTGGCGGAACTTTATAGCAAGCATCTTCCTCTTATGCCTGTATTTTTAAATATACGAAATCCTAAAACTGTAGATGTCCAGTCTGAAATAGATGATATCCTTTGGGAATATGATGGTAGCATGGAAGAGGCGATTGAGGCTGGGCATCCGCTTGAACGATGGGAAGGCAAGGGAGAGGAGTCTTTTGAGGCGAACGATAGCGCAACAGCATATTTTGACGACCATGCCCGTGAATTGTTTGAAGATGCCAAAAAATATGCTAACGATGGCATTATTGTAGAAGGGGCAGATGGTTCTTATACGTCTGTGGCTTTCTCCCCTACCCAAATTAAATCCGCAACCGACAACGTAGGGACGTTTGACGCAGGAAACCCCGATATACGCTTCAGCGTAAAAGGGGTAAGTGAGGGGGCTAAAAAAGACCCCAAATATAAACAGTTCCTGAAAAACGCGGGCAAGGGGCAGAAGCTTGTTTCAATAAAAAGATTTTTGCCCGCATGGGGAAAGGCTAGGAAGGCTGTAATGGGTAAGACGCCAGAAGATACCGTCAAGAAACTTGCGGCTTGGTTACGTTCACAAAAATATGCGCAGGGACTGGATGCTTTTGACGGGAAAACTAAAATCAACTTTTTGAACGAAGAAAATAAATCTTATGGCTCATCATTCACGGACGGCCTTGAACGGCGTGTTTGGCATGCAGTAAGCGATTTGGATAAGAAAACAGGGCAAAGAGTTTTTCGAGAAGACCGCGCCTTGATGTTCGTGAATATTTTCGACACCGTATTTAAGGGACAGCTTAGAGTTGAAGATGAGGGCGTTGAAATAGGATTTGTCCGCAAATATGAAAACGGCAAAGTTCATAAGGTAATGGTAACTCCCGACGGGGCCATTGGGGACACTTATGTCTTCACGAGTCAATATCCCCTTTGGGATTCTTCAAACGAAGACAGCATCGTAAAGGAAGTAAGTCCTTTCTTAAAGAAGCAAACCCTTGCAGAATATGCAAGGGTTTACCCGGAAGAGCAAAGAGGATTGCAGGATTCCTCTACTCCACCTCATGAATCGAACGCTCCTGCATCTGACAACTCATTCGGTAATAAAGGAAAATCAGAAAATTCTTCCGAAAGTCAAGGGCAAAATCTCTTTTCGGTAGCCGACACGAATCTTGATAAGAGGCGCAGGCTTGCGTCAATAGCGCTTGCTAAAAAGATTTATGAAGAGGCGGGCAATAATTTTAACCCCGCAACGGGCGAGGCTGACGGCATAAAAATCACTCAGGAGCAGCGCGAATGGGCGTATATGCAGGATATGGGATTTCTTGACGAAGACGTGGAGTGGATTGTCAACCGCGCGGAGGCTATTGCATACCGCATGGCGAAGGGAAATGCGGGCAAACAGTTTTCGGGCTCTGAAATTGAGCGCATTGCAATAAGCGAGGAACGCAGTTTTCAGCGCTCAAAAATAATAGACGCCGTTGTGCGCCACGCGCTAAAACAACAAATGGAGGCATTACGCATAAAGCAGCGCATTGAAAAGCTGGAGGCCTCCACAGACGGATTCTTTACGGATGAAATGTTGGCGCAGGGGGTTGAAATAGACAGCGTGATTTTTAACGCGCTTGAAGACGGTTTTGTGCCCGAAAATATTGATGCGGAAATTTCTAAGGCCGCAAATATGGTGGACGTATGGGCGGAGGAAAACGGCGTAGACCAGAAGTCGGCAGAATATATTGCGCGCCTTACTAAGACACTTGCAAACGGACTGCGCGCCGCCGCCGAAGAATTGCCCTACGGACGCGAACGCGAAAGCGCAATGAAGCATATAGACGCCTTGCTTGAAATGAGGCAGCGTCCCGCCATAGAAAAGCGCGCGGCAGAGCTTGGGCGTAAGCTCGCGGAATACTATGCAAAAAATGTCGAAGCTCTTTCAAAAGAAGAAGAGGCGGCATTTGCAAAAGAGATGGCCGCAGCGGAAAAACTTGCCAAAGAAAAGCTCAAAACGGAAGAGGTTAAGCAGAAGATGCGCGAACTTAAGGCGGAGCACAGGCGCAAGCGGCTTTTGGCAGAAGTTGAGCGCAGGCTTTCAAAGTTTAATAAGAAGCCCGACAGGGTTCACTCAACGCAATTAAAAGTCCCCGCGTTGGCAAAATGGTTTTTGGCGGCGGGCAAGGGGTTTATTGATATGCTTCCTGACGAAGTTTCCCTGAAAATGGAAGAGCTTGGTAATAGGAGCTTTGATTTTGCAAATGATGCGGCCTATAATCGGCTTGAAATGATGGCGCTGTCGCAATTTGGCGGCTTGAGATATGCCGAGGCTGCCCGCCTTGCCGAAACATTGCAGTTTATAAAAGACTTTCTTGCGGATAAAAAACAGGCGCAACTGCAAAAGATTTTGGATTTTCAGGCGGAGGCGCTTGAAGCGTCGGAAGGCTTGGCCGCGGGGCTTAACAATAGGCCGCGCACTAAAGGGGCTGCCGGCTCCATAATAGCGCAAAGCGCAAAAGAAGGTTCTTCGGTATTGCGCCATACGCTTGAGAATTTATTTCTTGTCAAGGGCAAGGAGGGCGCGCAACAGGATGCCACGGCTGCAATGGTTAACGCCTTTGCTACGGAGATTTCAAGGGCGAGTATAAAGGAGCGCGATTTTACAAGCGCCGACGATATTTGGCTGCACGAAACGGGTGTTAAGCTTTACGGTTCTGAAAGCAGACTCTCTCACGAATTATTAGAGCCGCGCAAAGAGTATGAGAAATATTCCCTGCACGGAGAGCCGCTTGCGAAGGCAAACATTATCGCGATTGTCGCTATGCTTGAGCAGGGTAATTTGCAGCAGGCTTACCGAATTATGCGCGCAGAGCAATACTCTTCGGAAACGGACAAGCCGAAAATCAGCGAGAGCATAGGCAGAGACCTTTGGCGGCGTTTTGGGCTTCTTAAAGATATGAAGGCCGAGCTTTCGGAAACGGATTTGGCTATGCTTGAAGAGGTAAAGGGGCGTTTTCGCGGGCGTTTCCCTGCAATTTCAAACGCGGCGGCGAATTATAGCGGCGCGCCATTGCGCAGTGAGGATGTTTCATACTTTCCCGTAATTCGCAAAGGCGAGCTTACAGCAAAGCGTCCAAACGGTTCAGTAAGTAAAATTCCCGGCTATTTTACCCCGCGCGTAATCAGCTTTAAGGACATTGACGAAACTGCGGACATATTCTCCGTCTTTCGCAAGCGTTCAGCCGAGGATGCGCATTTCCTTGCCTTTGGTGATTTGCCATTGCGAATGGATGCTATAACCAAGGCAAAGCCCATGCAGGATGCTTTGCGCGAACGCCTGACAAAAATACAGGGCGAAGAGTTGTTGAACTTCATAGACCAGTCCATAAACGGCAAATTAAATTTTGCCACAAGCGCGGAGGCGAAAATTGTGGGCGGGCTTGCCACAACCATGGCTTTTAGCGGTTTGGGGTGGAATCCGATAAGCGCGGTAAAGCAGCTTACAGGCGCAGCGGCATTCGGCCTTGAAGTGGGCGCGTTTCAAAACGTCAAAGACATTATGTGGACTGTGGGCACGCCTGAAGGCCGCAGAGCGTTTGTGGAGCTCTTTAACAGCGATTCAATGCGCGCGCGCAGGGGAGGCGGTATAAATCCCGGGCTTGAGCACGCCATGCGCGAATTTAGCGAAGGCAAATACGGCAACGGATTTTCAGCCTTTAAGAGGTTTATTGCAAAAACGCGTCCGTTTGCAATGACAGCCGGAATGGACAGCATAGCATCTTCGCTCGGCGGTGCGGGTATTTACATGCGTTTTCTGGAAAAGCACAGCCTTATGCACGATCTTGATAAGGCGCGCGAATTGGCGATGCTTGACACAATGGAAATTGTGGAGCGCACGCAGCAAAGCAGCTTGACTCTCAACCAGTCATCCTTCTTGCGCAATCATGGATTTTTGGGCAGGGCAATCATGCAGTTTAAAAGCAATCCACAGTTGTTTTGGAGCTATGAAATGAATGCGTTGCGCGCATGGAAAAGTGATATGGGCAATGGCTCGAAGTTCCGCAGGCTTGTTAATATATTGGCGCTAAATCACTTTATAATGCCCGCAATCTTTAACGGACTGGGGGCGGCGTTGAGCATACTCATGGGCGATGACTGGGATGAGGAAGACTTAACGCTTTTTGCGGTGAGCACCTTTACCGACGTTCTTTCTGGGTGGTGGCTCGGGGGCATACTTAAGGGCATTGGCGGGGTCGCGGCAGGGATAAATGGCCGCGATTTGACAAGCGAAGTGTTGCCCGCCGCGAGCTTGGCGAGAATAGGCAGCCAGTTTGGTCTTATTCTGCGCGATTTTACGAGGGGCGAATTTAGCGAAAACTTTGAAAAACGCTTTAAAAACCTCGGTAAATCCGTATTTGCGCCCGCGAGATACGCCATAAAAATCTACGACAACGCAACCGACAATGAGGAGGGTGTGTTGTGGTAATTGAACCGTCAAATAATCTTTGACACTTGGGCGCGCCTTTACGGGTGCGCCCTTTTTTGCGGCAGAGGTGTATATAGAGCATGAGCGACCCTATGACATCAGATGCATACGCGCCTATTCGCGCCGAGACTTCAAGCTCCAACGAGGGGTCTTTGAGATATACAATTTCCGATATTCCGATTTCGTGGCAGATTGGCGCCAAGGAGGATTTTTGTGTTGTCGGCATTTCGGCAGATGGCGCAGTTGTAGAACGCGTTGAGCAATCATACCTAAGTTTTGACGATGCCGAGGGCACACTTACAATAAGCCCGCTCTTTGGAACGAAGGATTTTTGCGTTTATGTATTTCGCGATGAGGAGGCGGCGAATTTGTTTTCAATCAAGGCTGACGGCAATGCGAATATTGCGTCGATACTTGCGCAGTTTGAAAAAGATACGCGCATTTTAAAACAACTCATGGCCTTATCTTTGCGGACTTTGCGCACTCCGGACGAAATGGGGATTTTGCCTGACGCCTCCTTCAGGGCGGGAAAGGTTCTGACTTTTGACAACGATGGCGCGCCTTCCGTTTTGGTATCGGCTGCTGATGTTTTGAACGTCAAAACCTATATGAACGCTGCTTTGGCCGCAAAAACCGCGGCGGAAAGCGCGCGCGATGCGGCCGTAGTTGCGAAAACGGGCGCGGAAAGTGCAGTATCCGGCTTTGATGACCATGTCGGCGATAAAAAGGACGAACTCGATATTTACGAAGAGTCGAAAGAAGCCGAGCTTGCCGCATACGCGCTTGTAAAGGTTGGCGAATTTGACGCAAATGTCACCGCAAAGACGGGCGCTTTTAATACCAATGCCGCAGCAAAACAAGCCTTGATAGATGCGGCAGTTGCCGAAGCGGATGCCGCAGCCGAGGCCGCAGCGGGCGCGCAAGAAGTTGCCGAAGATTTTAAAGATGAAGCCGCGACGGCCGCGACGGCAGCCCGCCTTGCCGAACAAAATGTAACCGCAACGGTTGCGGGTCAGCTTGCGCAGATAGAGGCCGCAAAAGAAGAAGCCCTTGGTGAAATTGCCGCAGTAGTTGACCCGAACGGTTTGGTTGCAACGCAAACAACCCGCATTGACGAATTACAGCGCCGAGCCAACTTTGTAAAATTTATCACAGGCTACGGCCAAATTAAAAATACGCCCGCGCGCGCAGAAGTGCCCTTGTCGGTTTGTTTGACTTACCGCATTGTAAGTGCGGAATTAAGCGGGGCGGCGAATATCCCGTTTCTGGCCGTGGGCGATATTGCCTACGATAATTGCCTTAATTTTGGCTCTCATACCGGCAATACGGGCTTTGCGCTGCAACGCGGCCAATACAGGGTTGCGCTTGCTACAAACGCGCATAAAGCCGCGCTTAAAGCTGATGGGAAATTCCATACTTTAGTCGGAATCTTGACAGAAAGCGGCGGCGCGATTTACCATGACGGGGTTGCGCTTACTTCAACATTTTCGACAGTTACGGTAAGTGCCGGTAGCGCGCCGAATTGGTATATTTGCAAAGACGCCACGGCGTCAATTAAGGCCGACATTGCGCGCCTGAAAATTTTCAATAACGACATTACGGCGGCAGACAGCCCCTACACACTTTTAGAGTATGTAATTGGTTTGGATGAACACCCCGCGCAAAGCGGCGCGCTTCTTGCGCAAAGCGGCTCATCCACATTGCCCATAGGCACAGGCTTGGGGCAAATTACCCCGTATGCTGCAAGCAGCTATTACACATTGGCCTATAACGGCTCAAACCGTCTTGTTTTTACGTCCACGCGCGACGGCGCGGGCTATACAATTTTAGGCCGTGTAATTTTGCCCAAAACAATTCCTGCCGGCAGTGTAGTCAGGGTTAAACTTGGCGCGGGCGTTTCATCGTCCGCATATCAAGTTCGGTATTTAATTACGTTGGTTTACACTGACGGGACTACGAGCGGCACCCTCGGATATATTTTTGCAAGCGCGGGGGTAATACAGGCCGGCGCGGGCTTGCTCACTGCGTCAAAGCCCGTAAAAGAAGTGAACGTAGGAGTAGGCTATATAACGGGCGGAAGTTGGTTAAACGGTGACACGCTCGAATTTGGCGAAATGTATATTGAAAGTTTGGGCGCGGTTGCGTCTTTCGGTAAAACGTCAAATTCTGCCTCATGGACGGACGCGTCAGGCAATGGTGCACACATGGCGCTTTATGAGGGCGTAATTTCAAGCGCGCATGAGCAGACCTATACCGTCTACGCGCGCCATACGTGGGACGCCGCGACGGGCGCATACATAATCAAGGACGGTTTCATCCTGCCCGCGAATTCAGAAATCACGATTTTGGGTAAGGCCGCGGCTAACGGAAACTGGAACATAGGCTCAAGCTCTACTACGGCAACCGCCTATGCCACGGCCAAGGCCATAACAACCGCGTGGACGGAGCTTGTTAAATTCTACACGTCGACGGCCTCAAAACTTTACTTTACGCCGCCAACGTCTTCGGAAGCCCTCGATTTGGCAATCAAAATCAACAAATTAAAATAGGACAACTCATGCTTGAAATAACGCTCACAGACGGCCGCAAACTGAAAATTACCCGCGCCGAAATAGTTTTTGATATTTACGACGCGGACGGCAACAAGAGCGGCACCGGCGATTACGCCGTGCCCCTGAACGCCGAAGAATTTGAGGCGCTCGGCATCAGCAATGCCGACCCCATCATAGAGAAACTCTCCCCTGTGGCGGGCAACTAGTAAAAAAAGAACTCTTTTTCAAAACCATACTTACGAAAAAAATTAACCTAAAGGGTAAAGAAAAACAAATGAAAAAAGTAATAATCGCATTAATATTCAGCTGGGCGCTTCTCTTGGTCGGTTGCTCGACAATTGACAAGGCGCTCTTTAACAAAACCGAAACGCCTGTTTTGGATACGTCAACGGGGAAGCAAGCAACGGACGCCGAAGGCAACCCGATTGTGGAAGTTTCTTATACGAACACAGGCCTTTCAAACGCGGCGGTCAAAGTGGGGGAGTCTCTCCCTGGTGTTTTCGGCTATATAGGGACAGCTCTGGGCGCGGCCTTGGCGGGGGTATGTGAATATCGCCGCAAGAAATATGTAAAGAAGGCGGACGGAACATTGGTTGCGCTTGAAGAGCAGAATGAAACACTCACGGCGGCACTTAACGCCGTGGCCAAAGCTCGCGACCAGATTTGGGATAAATTAGACCAGATTGAGGGCGGCCAAGCCGTTATTGATTGGTTTGATAATTTTGCAAAAAACAACACCGTTAACGCCGGCGCAAAGGTGGCCGAGTTCCTTTTGGATACCCTTAAAAAGGCGGAGACGCCCGACAAGGCGGTTGCGAACTTAACACCCACTACGCTTGAGGCTGCGGCAAAGGCTGCCGCTACGGCCTAAAATTGTTCATCCTGCTGAACACAAAAAAAATTGTGTTCAGCAAACCCTTAAGCCCTATACACAAATGCATCGTTTTGAATGGCCACTCATCATAGGCGGAAATATTTATGCCTACTTTTGCACGATAAACTTCACCCCTGACGCGCTTGCGGCCTGGGTGGGGTCTGTTGCTGCGTCAATTGTGGCCATTTGTGCGGGGGTTTCAACAATTCGTTCAAAACACGCCAATCGCAAGGCTGCGGAGGCTCAAGAACGCGCTGCAGAGGCCAAGGAGCGCGAGGCCAACGCACGCGCCTATGCCGAGGTTGCTAAAGCCACACGGCAGCGCCTTTTGACGTGTTTGGCCTGTAAGCGCAATCCGATTCAGAATTGCGCGTTCCAAATAGACCATAGCCCCGAATGGTGTCACAGGTTTAAAAAGAAATGAACTCAGATTTTTATACAGTTTTAGACTACGAGAAAGATTTCTTTAATGTAGGAGATTATATTCAGTCTCTTGCGGTTATTGAAAGCTTGAAGCGCGGCGGCGTTGAGAAAATCAACTTTGCGCAGAGGGAAAACTTGGCGTATTATACGCCGCTACGCGTAATAATGCAGGGATGGTTTGCGCGTAGTGATGGGTTTATACCCAATAAATTTCAAAAGCCGCTTTATGTAGGTTTCCATTTGCGCGATGCCTTGGCGAAAAAGGACATACTCCAAAAAATTGTCAGGCAAAAACGCGGTGCGATAGGATGTAGGGACTTGCGCACATTGAGTTATTTTGGGGACAGGGGATACTTTAGCCGTTGCCTTACCTTAACTTTTGATAAAATCCCGCGCCCTGCCGAGCCAAAGGACGTGATTGTGGCTTGCTACACAAAGGAGAGCCCCGCTGATGAATTTTTGCGGCACTTGCCGCCCGCCGTCTTGGAGCAGGCTAGGATATTAACACACAGGGACGGGGCTGAGGCGGGGGCAAATAGGCAAGAAAGATTTGTGTTGGCCAAGGAAAGACTTCAGGCGTATGCACAAGCCAAGCTTGTAATCACGAACTTGCTTCACTGTGCCTTGCCGTGCGTGGCAATGGGTGTGCCGGTGGTGTTTGTAAATGATTTTTGCGCGGACATCAGAAGTCGCAGAACCGCATTAGCGGGGATTTTGCCCGTGCTGAAAGTTTCTGATTTGAAAAACCTAAATTACGAGGCGATTCCGGTTGTAAATATCGACAAGCTGAAGGTAGCGATGCGCGAAAACTTCAGGCTGTCCTTCTTACAGGCATTTGGCGGAGGAGAATTTAAAGACGTTAAAGCCCTTGCTGATGCAAGGGAGGAAATCCGCGCCTTTATTTCAGATGAATACTATAACTTTTTATAGGAGGGGAAATGGAGATAGTTTATTGCACAAATAAAAACTACGAGCGATACACAAAGCTTTCTATTGATACTTTGTTAAAGTTTAATCCGACTGCGAATATCACGATTTTGACGAATGAAAAGCTGGATTTGCCGTATGCGCAGGTGCGTCCCGTTTATCCCGAGAATTTCCATTTCGACGGCGTAAATCAGAAAATTACAAAAGAATCGTATTTTCGCCTCTTTATTGCGGATACCCTGAAGCATCTGGACAAGTGTATTTATTTGGATTCAGACACGCTTGTCTGCGGGGATATTACGCCGTTTTGGAATTTGGAGCCGAAAACCATTGCGGCTTCACACGATCCGATTATCACAAATGAGCTTCTTGCCAATAGGGGCATTGAAAACGCAGAAACATATTTTAACGCCGGTGTGCTTTGCATGAACCTCAAGGGGATTCGAGAAAGCCGTCTGCCGCAACGGGCTAATTTTATCACGCAAAAGAAAACAAAAATCAAACATTGGCTGCACGACCAAACAATCCTGAACATAATATATGGGGAAGAAACCTTGGTCGCGTCCTATGCGTATAACACTTTTGTGAGGACATACGTCGATGATTTTCATGACGTGGCTGCGGCCGTCAAGTCTGCAAAAGTTTTGCATTTACTGGGCTCAAAAAACGAGCCTAGGCGTAAGGAAAGCGTCTTCTCAGGGATAAAGCAAGTTCACGACTACATAATGGAAGGCAGGGGCGATGAACTTAAAATCAACTTTTTTAAATGCCTTCCTAATGCCGAAAGGGGCGAAGTATGACTCTTACCGATATAGCAAATATCGTTCTGGAAGATTTAGGGCAACGCGCCATATCTTCTTTGGACGGCAACGAATTCGATGCTGTGCGGATTCGTCGCAGAATCAATATGACGATTGATGAAGTTGCGTCTATGCGCAAATGGACGCGCTTGCGCAGGAAGGTAAAGCTGGTATGCAGCGAATACAATCAAGATACGGGCGAGGGAAAGTTTTTACTGCCCAACGGCCTGAATCAAATAATTTTCGGAAATCCGTCGTTTGAGAGGCTGGAGGGAAAGTTTATCGTGGCGTATTCACCTGAATTGGAACTCTACTGCACGATTGTTTCATACGATCCTAATGATTGGGACGCAAATTTCAGGGGTGCGGTTATCGCGCAGCTCGGCGCAGACTTGGCGATGCTGGTTACAAAAAATCCACAAATAGCTCAGCAGAAAATTCAGATGGCGAGAATAAATGTTTCGCGATTTATCGCGAATGATATTTATGCCGAAAAGGAACGTGTAGTTCAAGATGGCGTCAGTTGGTGGATTCAGGATAACTGA